GTTGTCCAATTTTGAATGCAACAACACTATCTTCCAAATCTTCCCAATAAGGATTACAAGCAGTAAATGAACAACCAACCTTAGGTGTTCCAGAATCATTTGAATTATGATTTTCAAAGACAGGCAACTGTGGAATACAATGAATCTGCTTTGATAAATAATCGTTTGTATAAATCAGTACACCTTCCCCAAGTTTAGGATTCAAAGCAGCAATCATTTCGCGTCTTAATCGGTATCTTTTTTCAAGGTTGTTTTCATCGTTCATTGCAACAGTAACATTCAATGTTCTTTCGCCAAGCAATGCGTCAAGATAAACACTTCCATCTTGAAAAGGTACTTGCTGTGATTGAATGTTTAATTCATCACCACTAAAGCCTTCCCATTCTGTAATTCCGAAAGGGCCACTCGTCAAATCAAGTTCAATTCCGTTTGCGTTTCTGAAAACTAATTTTTGCATTTTTATTTCTCCTTAAAGAACACCATTAAATGCTAGATTTCTCTGATATGATTTCAACTGCTTCATCATAGCAAATGCTGTTGTGTCCTGTGTATTGTTGAATGTTACATTAAAGATTGAACTTCCATTACTTATACCTTCAATTGCTTTCTGTGTATTTCTTGCATTCAAAACTTGCTCACCACCATTAAATCTTACAAGTTCTGGCCCTGCTTCACCAACTAAAGACAAACCACGAGGAGCATCGTTGGTTCCGTTTGCGTGTTTAAATAAACTTGTAATTCCTTCCCAAGCACTTGTGGCTTTTTCTGCAACCCAACCGCCTGCGGTTTTTGCACCACTTGAAACGGCTTCACCTACGGCTTTTGCACCCTGTACAAGTTTGCTATCTTCAAGGACTTCTTTTGCTTTTTGACCTACGGATTTTATACCGTTTAAAATAGACTGAATGAAATCCCATATCGCCTGCAAAGTATTTGTGATAGAATCTGCCATATCTGTAAATGCTTTTTTTACTTTGTCGATTGCGTCATTCCAAGTAGATTTGAACTTTTCGCCTATATCGTCAAAAGTATTTGAGAATGCGTTTTTGACATTTTCCCAATCTGCTTCTTTAAGTTTATCTGCAAGTCCGCCCAAAAGTGTGCTGATTGCGTTCGGCAAGAAGGTAATCAAAGACGTTGCAATCTGTAAAATCATTTCACCAACGGCAGATATTAAGTTCCATATATCGCTTGTTGTAAGGTTTGCAATCAAAGTAGTAATTCCGTTTAATACGGCAACAACAATCTGTGGAAGAACTGTAAGCAGAGAATCAATAATCTGTGGTAACAATTCATTGAGAACAGGTGGAAGTGCAGAAACGATTGCAGAAACCAAAGTCAAAATCAATTCAATAATTTTCGGCAGATGTTCCACCAACAACTTTACTACTTCCGAAATTGCCGTGATAAGTTCTGGCAATAACTGTGGAATTACATCTTCAAGCAATGTTTCAATTACATCAAGGATTGCACCGACCAAATCGGGCAATGCTTTGAGTAAAACAGAAACGATTGTTTTCAAAGAATTAACCAAACCTTTAACAAGAGAAATTAAAAGTTCTGGAAGCAATTTGATAAATACTTCTACAATCTTCGGAAATAAAGCATTTATTACCTTTTCGATAAACGGCATTAAAGAATCAATTAAAGGCACAACTATCGTGTCGAAAAGCTCGTCAATCATATCAATAATTTTATCGCCAAGAGCAATTATCTTGTCTTGGTTTTCGTCTATCGCATTCTTAAAGCCATCAAGAAGTTTTTCAAGAATGCCCATACCCAAGTCCATAATATCGGGCATATACTTTACGAATGCGTCTATAATTCCGCTTATTGCACCTGTTATCTGTTCTGAATTGATATACTCCGAAATATTGCTCAACAGTACAAAAACCGACTGTAAAGCAGATTCAAAGAAGTATGGCAACTGTGGAAGTGTTTCCACGAAGAAGGTCAAAACCGAATCTTCAAACGCCAACAAATCGTCAAGCGACTTTGAAGGGTCAAACTTAAACAGATTCTCAAACCACTTGAAAACGTTTTTAAATGCGTTGCCGATTGTGTTCACTATTTTTGAAATTATGCTTATTGCTTTCTTCACTACATCTACAACCTTGCTCATTACTTTCTTTGTAACGGCAAGAGCAACAGAGAAACCTTCACCGAATGACATTCCTGCTTTTTCGCCCGCCTTTTCAAACTGTGTCGAATATTCCTGCCCGAGTTTGTACAACTCATTCTGATAGTAATAAACAATGCGGTTCTTTTCTTCTTCTGCGTTTGCGTAGTTTTCTACAGATTTCAAAGCCTGTTCTTTTTCGGCTTCTAACTGTTCCTTTTTGAGTTCATATATTTTGTCGTTGAATGATTTTAATATTTCGTATCGCTCTATAGCGGTTGTTTTTTCCAAGTCTACGGATTGAGAATAAGATTCTTTTTCGGCTTCTAGTCTTGCGATTGACTGTTCACGGATTTTTTCAACCCAAGTATTTGAAGTTTCTTTTCCTTCTGGGTTTATCGTTTTTTGCAGGCGTTCAATGATTGCAACTTGATCCTTGAAAAGCTGATTGTTTGTTGTAATTTCCCCGCCCGCCTGTGTCATAAGGTCAACAAGCGAATCTTGATAGAACTTTATTTTTTCTTCGTTCTTTACTTCTTCACCCGTTACATCAACAATGTTTTTCCACTTTAATTCCTGTTCTGAAACTTTTTTGAGATATTCGTCCTTTAAGGTCGCAATCTTTTCTTCAAGTTCTTCACGGCTTTTGTCTGTGTTCAAGCCTTCTGCTTCTTGTTTCTGTCTGTATTTTTCGGTTGCAACAATGCTCTTGTATTTGTTTTCTTCGAGTTCAAGTTCTTTAAGCTTTGCCTGTGCATATTCAAGGTCTGCCCCGTACATTCCTTCATACAGCTTCTTTTCGTCTTGAATATATTTTATCTGTTGTTCGTAATATAAAATTATCTGCGAACCTGTTGCCGTTCCACCTTCTACGGCTTTCCTTGCACCTTCGTATTCTTCACGGGCTTTTCTTGCGTCCGCCCAGCCCTGCACTAATTCTGTGAAGAACTTTCGCATAGGTGTCATTGCGTCTTCAAAACTTTTTCCGAAACTTTCTTTCAAGTCCCCGATTGCGTTCTTTAACTGTTTCTTTGTATCAACTGTTGCTTCGGTGAGTCCTTTATATTTTTCGGCAAGTATGTCAACGGCTTTTCCGTTTTTAAGTTCTTCTTCTGATAATGCTTTTAATTCTGCGTTCTGTTGTCCGAGCCTTCCGACATTTCCATTTAAGGTTGCGTTCAACTGTGTAACGGCGGTATCAAAACTCATTGCCCCGCTAGAAGCCATATCGGAAGCCGTCTTGATTATCTTCATAGTTTCGGCTTCGGTTCTTCCAGAAGCAATCAACTGTGTCATAAACGGAATGAGTTCTTCGTCACCCATATTAGACACTTTCTGCATTTCGCTTGCAAACTCTTTTAATGATTTACTTGCAGAACCTGTTACATAAGGCGAATTACTGATTGCGGTATCTAATGCCCTTTCCGCATTCAACTGTACTTTATAAGCTTCTGCACATTCGTCAAGAGCTTTTGTAATTCCTTTTACGGCTTTGACCGCAACACCTATGGCAAGACCAATTCCACCAAGTGCCAAGCCCGCAGAAGAAATTGCACCTGTCAATCCGCTTTTCCCAAAGCCTTTCGCAACGGAAGCAATACTTTTGCTCAACTTCTTACTAGAAGCCTGTGCCTTTTTTACACCGCTTTCAAAACCGCTTGTATTTGCGGTAATCTCTGCACTAATGTTGTAGTCTGCCATTTTAACCACCTATAACATCAAGCCTTTTAACGCACCTTCGCTTATCGGAACATCACGCCCCGCAACAGGTCCACCATTCTGCTCTGCTTTGTCGGGGTCATTGCCCCAGACATAACAGGCTATGTATATGGCTTGGTTCTTTATTCTCGCCTTTTCTATTTCGTTCTTCTGGTCAATTAAAGCAATTATTTTTTTCGGTGTGGATTCCCAAAAGTCCGATTCACTTATTCCCATTAAAAGACATTCTGTCAATAAATAGGAATAAGGAAACTCTTTTATTTCTTTGCTTCCGTCACCGCTTTTTTTGTGTCTTGTGGAAGGCTACCATACAAGGCTCTTGCGAATACATCTGTGATAAGTTTAACATCACCAAGCCCATAATCGTCAAGAACTGTTTCTTCTGTAACCCCTTCCTTATCTACAAGACCAATCCAAATTAAATGCGGAATTGTTTTGAACGGATATTTTTCAACCTGTTTTTTTAGTTCTTCGAGTTTATCAAGTCCACCGATTTCTTCTTCAATTACCGCCCAAGCAGAAAATCCATATTTGATTTCCCGTTCCTTTCCCTTGATTTTAAGTGTTACCTTTTCGCTTTTTACTTTGTCGAGTTCTGCCATAATTATTTCTCCTTATATAAAAAATCCCTAGAAGGTATTTTACACCAACTAGGGATTTATTGCAAACTTGCCTTTTAATTAAAGACTTGTATCAATCAGCGGTGTTGCACCAACTCCGAATGAATCTTTCAAGCCGTTTGTAACAAAGGCACTTGCAGGTGTTTCTGCGTCTGCCGAAGGTATAAAGACAATTGTAGGTGAAGCAGAAGCGGTTGTGCCGACTGTGTATTCACCTTCAACCAATGCTCCGTTTGAATCAAGAACACCGATTGTCTGTCCGTCAATAACAGAACCTTTTGCAAATACAAAAGAAGCTCCGCTATCTTTAGCACCTGTGAATGTAACCTTGCTGTTTGCATAGGCAACAGAAACTGTGAGTTCTGAATCGTCACTTGTTGTCTGAACAACAGGGGCATTGAACCAATTTGCTTTTACAGAAGCAGGAACGCTTGGATCGTCTGTTCTGATGTGTGTACAAATAGTTCCTGTTTCCTGTCCGTTTGGAACAAACTGTGTCTGTACAAACTGTGCGGTTACAGAAATGTGTCCGAAGTTCAAGCTATCTGTCTTTGTTTCTCCGCCTGTTTCTGGAACAGAGAACTTTCCTTTTGCATACCAGAAATACTGATAGCGGTTGTTTCCGTTTGCGTCTTTTCCCGCAAGCCATACACGGAAACCAAGTGCATAGTCACTTGATTGGTCAAGCGGTGTTTCGACTGTAATGCCGTTCACCTTTCTCTGTCCGAGCAACTGTGCAAGAACATCAACATCAACATCAATCATTTCAAGATTGAGTTCGGTGTTACCACGATTTGAAGCAGAGAAGAATGGTCCGTTGTCTGCGAAGTCTACGGCAACATCACTATTTGGGTTTACTGTTGCGTTAACTGCCCCTTTCAAAGGGATAACAGAATCAAAGGAAATTCCGTCTGCGGTGTCCGAAAGAACTTTTGCGATAACTACGTTATCCAAGCCGATTTTAGGTGCTTCGTTCATTTTCGTTTTCTCCTTAAATTATAACGTTATATTTTAAAGGGAGTAGAATTCCCTTTTAAAATCCATCACCCTGTGCCGAATGTTGTCCTGTGTATCGGGTGTATCATTGTTGCTTGTCATAGCCCAATGGTCTAACCGAAAAACAGAATGCACGATTTCGGCAATATCTTCCACCTTTGCATAGTTTTTTACCAACTTTGAAAAGATGTGTATTCTTACAGTTGCACTTGTTCCTTCTGGCAGATTGTCCGAAAAGGCAACATCAGAACTGTTTGTATCTTCATAAATTACAAGCGGAAAGGTCGTTACTTCATTCGGATAACTTGCAACTATTTTGTCGGTAGAACCTAACAAAGAAACAAGTTCTGAACTGTTTGTTAAAAGTGTTCTGTAGTATTTCTTCAAGTTCATTATCCGAAAATCTCCTTCCACAAGTTCGCCATAAAACTCTGGCACTTAATCAGCGAAGCCGATAGCCACGGTCTAGGCTTCATTTTGCTAGTGCCGTATTCCAGAAAGCGTGGATAATCGGAATTGTGAATTATGCTTCCGACTTCTCCAACGGCTTGTCCGTCTTTTATTTCCACCGAATGAGTAACACTTTGTAATAAAGTGCCACTATCGGGAGCAGGCGGATTTCCTTCAACAGAAGGGTGATGTCCTTTCCTGCCGTATGTAACATCTGGGTTAGTAATTGTATCACGCATTATTGTTTTTGCCGTTCTTTCTACTTCGGCACTTGATAAAGTAACAAAGCGTTTACTGTCTGCAAGTGCCTGTTTAGAATAGCGGTCTAACTCTGCAATAAATCCGTCAATACTAATCGCCTTCGCCATTTTCTTCTTCTTCACTTGGGGTCGGCTCTGGGGTTGCTTCATTTTCAACAGGAAGCAACAGACATTCCCCGTGCTTACTCCAAGCATTTATCGGCATTATATTATAAACTTCCGTCTTGCCCGTAAAAGCAGACAAAACAGAAGCCCTGTTTCCAACTTTAATATTTTCGTGAAAGCCGTTATATAAAAACAACTTTACGCTTCCACGACTTTGTGATATTCCGTAAGCTTTCATTTCGTCTTCTGTCAATGAATGCGGTTGAACATCACCTTCAAGGGTTTCTGCCTGTGTCCATTCTGCAATATAATCGCCCGAATCGTCTATTGTTGTGCTTTCGCCAAGAATAGAAACTACGGCATTATGAAAACGAACCATCAAGCCACCCCGTAAAAAACATATTTATTCAAAAGCAATCTTGCACTTTCTGACAAGCCCACATTGTTTGCAGAATCAGAATAGGTGTCGGAAATATGTCCTTCGGTATGACCTTTCAAACCAACGGCACCCATACTGTCAAGATTAAATCTTTCTACAACACAATTTATACAACAGGTAACTATATCACTAGGAAGTGAAGTTTCTGCCCCGTAAACATAGCCCGTATCGTTCGGTAGATAATAGCCCGCCGTATATGTAACTTTTATGCACCAAGTTCCCGCAAAAATATCGTGTGTGAAACCCCGTGTATATTCTGGACCGATCCAACCGCTTCCACGATAAAGCCTTCCCCACCTTGCGTATTCGGGAAGTATTTTGTAATCGGTTATTTCCTGCCCGTTTATTTCACAGGCAGAAACCGATTGAATCGGGAAGTGATT